CTGGCCGAGATATTTGACGGTATTGTGCGGCACATTGAGTACATATCGGATGCTGACGTAGCCTACGACACCGCCTGCGAGAACCAAGTGACGTTTGGTGAAGGCTACATTCGTCTGGTTACAGAGTATTGCGACCCTGATAGTTTCGATCAAGACATTAAAATTGTGCGGGTGCGTAATGCCTTTTCGGTATACATGGATCCGACCATTCAAGACCCTTGCGGCTCAGACGCCAAGTGGTGCTTGATTACGGAAGATTTGCTCAAGGAAGAATACGAGCGCATGTACCCAGACGCCATGCCTGTATCGTCGATTCAGTCGCAAGGTGTGGGCGATCAGGCCATTTCGCAATGGCTGGCCGAGGACACCATACGGATTGCCGAGTATTTTTACTTGGAAGAAGAACGCGCAACGCTCAACCTGTACCCAGGCAACGTAACGGCTTACGCAGGTACCCGCGAGGCTAAAGCGCTTGAGGACATGGGGCTAATTGCCGTTCGTAAGCGCGACACCATCAAGAAGAAAGTCAAATGGATCAAAACTAACGGCTACGAGGTTTTGGAAGAACAAGATTGGGCCGGTAAGTACATTCCCGTTATCCGTGTGGTGGGTAACGAATTTGAAGTCGAAGGCCGCATGTTTCTTTCGGGCCTTGTGCGTAACGCCAAGGACGCCCAGCGTATGTATAACTACTGGGTAAGCCAAGAAACCGAAATGCTGGCCTTGGCGCCTAAAGCGCCATTTATCGGCTACGGCGGTCAGTTTGAGGGCTACGAGTACCAATGGAAGACGGCTAATACAAATAACTGGCCTTATCTTGAAGTTAACCCTGATGTAACCGACGGTCAAGGTAATATGCTGCCTTTGCCGCAACGCGCACCCCCACCGTTAGCTCAAACTGGTTTGATTCAAGCCAAAATGGGCGCCTCAGACGACATTAAAGCCACAACCGGCCAATATGATTCAAGCCTGGGTCAAACAAGTAATGAGCGTTCTGGTCGAGCTATTATTGCCCGTGAGCGTCAGGCCGACACTGGCACTTATCACTACGTTGACAATCTGGCTCGGGCTATCCGTTACGCAACTCGTCAGATGGTCGATTTGATACCTAAAATTTACGACACTCAGCGTATTGCCCGCATCATTGGTGTAGACGGTAACGCTGATATGGTTCGTATTGACCCCATGCAGCCAGAAGCAGTGCGTGAAATTCGTGACGAGAACAACATCGTAATCGACAAAATTTACAACCCCAATGTTGGTAAATACGACGTTGTAGTGAGTACCGGCCCAGGCTACTTGTCACAACGGCAAGAGGCAATGGACGCAATGGCTCAAATTCTTCAAGGTAATCCGAACCTTTGGTCGGTGGCTGGCGATCTGTTTGTGAAAAACATGGATTGGCCGGGCGCGCAAGAGATGGCCGAGCGCTTGAAAAAGTCACTTGATCCCCGCCTGTTGGCCGAAACCGATGAAGACCCAGCGCTACAGGCCGCAAATCAACAGATTCAGGCAATGTCTGCTGAAATGGAGCAGATGTTCGGTATGCTTCAGAATGTCAATCGGTCGATGGAAGCTCAAGAGCTGCAAATTAAAGAGTATGAAGCTGAAACCAAGCGAATTAGTGCTTTGTCCAGCGGCATGGCGCCTGAGCAGGTGCAAGAGCTTGTCATCAACACGATTCGTGATGTAATGAACATGGGGTCAATGATGGGGCCGATGCCGCAAGTACCAGTGCAGCCGCCCATGCAACCTCAAATGGGCGCTATTCCCCCTGAAGCACTCCCCCCTGGAGGTCAACTATGAGCTGTGAAGCATTTTTAGGCCATTTATTTTTGGCACGGGATGTTAGCCATTCAGTGCATTTAAACACCCGTAGCTACGCCAAACATAAAGCGCTTAACAAGTTTTACGAGGGCATTGTCAGCGCAGCCGACGATTTTGCAGAAGCCTATCAAGGCAGATATGGTTTAATTGGGCCTGTAGTTCTGCAATCAGCCGATAAAACAAACAACATCATCGACTTTTTAGAAGATTCTTTGAAAAAAGTGGAAGAAATGCGGTATAAGGTAGTTGAAAAAGAAGACGCCGCCATTCAAAATCTGATTGATAGCATTGTGGTGCTTTACCTTAGCACCCTCTACAAGTTGAAATTCTTGGCGTAAGGAGCCAGTATGGAACTGTTAAACCCTTTAAACGACTCCCAGTTTCCTGGCCGCACCGTGGCTTACAGCGGCACGGCAGGCTCGACTGCAACGTGGAACGCGGGGCCGCAAGGCGTGATGGTTTGGTCTACAACCCCTTGCTACGTTGTAGTAGGTGAAGGTGTTACGGCCACCACCGCCAGTACACCAATCCCCGCATTTACGCCCATTCCGTTCATTTTGCCGCAAGGCACAGGCGGTCAATGGCGGGTGAGCGCGATCCGAGTATCTGAAGATGGCGCCATTTACTGTCGCCCGGTTAACATTCGATGAGCTTTGGTGTCGGACTTCGGAACGCAGTAGCTATTGGGCTAGGCGGTATTATTTCGCTGTTTTCTGGCGATTTTGATGAAGACATAACAGCAAGTAACCTTGAAACGGAGTCTGGAGCTAACTTAGTCCAAGAAAACGGCGACTTTATCTTATTGGAGTAAAAACATGGCTGACTTAAAAATTTCCCAACTACCTGCCGCTACCACCCCGGTTGCGGGTACCGAGGTATTGCCTATCGTACAAAGCGGTACTACTAGTAAAGTATCCATTGATGACTTGACTACAGGGCGATCTGTAACCGCATCAAATTTTCTTGGTGGGCTAGATACAAACGTAGCGGCAGCCGGTTTGACGGTAACAGGTACAACCGTCGCTGCTGACGGCACTGACACCAATATAGATATTACGCTCACCCCACAAGGCTCAGGTGTCGTAACGACCGCCGCGACTTATACGGATGGCGGTGGAAAGTTGCGCGCGATCCCTCAGTCGGGATCTGCAAAAACTGGCAGTTATACGCTTGCGGTTGGAGATGTAGGTAAATTTATTGAGGTTGGCTCAGGCGGCTCGATTACAATTCCTGACGCGACTTTTGCGGCTGGAGATGTCATTTCAGTTTTTAACAACACGTCAGGCGACATTACTATTACCTGCACCATAACGACCGCTTACATATCTGGCACAAACACAGATGAAGCAAGCGTAACTTTGGCTACTAGGGGTATATGCACGATTTTATTTATTAGCGGAACTGTCTGCGTTATCTCAGGAAGCGTATCATGAGTGGTATTCATTTAGCCGTTTTAGGTATGAGCTTTGGCCCAAACATACCTGATATAGGCGCGCCCTATGCAGGGGGGTTTTATGCCGGTCAGATTTCGGTTGCGGGTAACGGCATTGCTAGTCATAACCTTGTTGTGTCTCCTAAATCAACCGGGGAAAATTCTAGCAGGCAATGGAAAACGTCAAATACATCCACAGCAGGTACTACTTCTTTTATTGATGGGCCAACTAATTCTGCAAACATGAATGACGCCAGTCATCCCGCAGCACAATTTTGTGAGGGGCTATCTATTGGCGGATTTTCAGATTGGTATTTGCCCGCTAGAAATGAAATAGAAGTGTGCTACTACAATCTTAAGCCGGACACAACCTCTAATAACACTGGGGGCGGTGCAAATACTAACGCTGTCCCAAGCAGGCCAAGTAATTACACCGCTGGGAATCCAGCTCGAACTTCCGTAACTGATTTTCAAACCGGCGGCGCGCAGGCGTTTGCTGCGAGTATTTATTGGAATAGCACTCAAGCTGCAAGCAATACCGCTTATGACCATCGTTTTAGTGATGGCCGTCAAGATACAGGCACTAAAACTGGCACCGCTTATGTTCGCGCTATCAGAAGGGTAGCTCTTTAATTATTCCGTAGGTAGGTACAAATATTTTACGTTTTATAAAACTATTGCACAAATTATCGGGCCGCTAACATGAAACACATTGTGATAACTGAGATAGATGCAAAAACTAAAGTGCCATGCACGATAGAACCGCAGCGCACCGGCCCTTCTATGCCTAAAATAAAAGGCCTTGTTCTTGACTGGGCTGATATGTCTACATGGCCGGTAGAAACCGATCAAACAGGAAAATATCTTCGCGCACCTAAATACTACGGAACTTGCGATGACGACGCTAATTTAGAGCTTCCGGGCGTTCTTGAAGTAATACCTCAAGAAGAATGGCTCACACGCAAACATGACGAGTTTTATGCCAGACAACCTTACCCTTCATGGATTTGGAACTCGTTTGATTTTACTTGGTCAAGCCCGGTGCCATACCCAGAAGGCGCAGATTTTGACGCGTATATTTGGGACGAACCTACAACTTCTTGGGTTGAGCGAGGGTAATTATGGGCGCAATGCTTTCTCCTTTACCTAAAGTTCAATTTTTTACTTCTGCGGGCGAACCGCTTGTTGGTGGCAAGCTCTACACTTACGCCGCAGGCACTTCAGTTCCTTTAGCGACGTATACGGATTCGTTAGGTAACACCGCTAATGCAAACCCAGTTATTTTGGACTCGCGAGGGGAAGCAAACGTATGGTTAGGGCCGGCCCGCTATAAGTGGGTGCTCTATGATTCAACTGACACCCTTATTTGGTCAGTTGACGGCATTGGCACTACGTTTGCTGCTCAATCGCCAGTTCAAATCGCAACATCAGGGCAAACAATATTCACCGTACCTGAATACGGAATAGGTGGGTACTTACTTGTAACAGTCAATGGAATTGTGCAAGAATACAATGAAGACTATTTTGAGACTGATTCAACAACCATTACTTTTGCCGCCGGTTTGACTACCGGCGACCGAGTGTTAACCCGAATGTTATAAAACGTACCGGCTCGTTTAACCGGGGATTCTAAGGAATCAAAGCAATGTCAAACGAAGCACAAGATGTTCAAGAAGTAGCGGAAACACCCGCGCCGGAATTGGAGGCTACGGCAGCTCCAGATCCCGAAGTTATTACGCCGGAAGAAAAGCCAGCCGAGCAAACCAAAGTCTTCTCACAAGAAGAAGTGGACGCTCTGATTGGTAAGCGGTTAGCAAGAGAACAGCGTAAATGGGAGCGTCAACAACAAGCTCTTAAAGCACAACAACCTGCGGCACCCAAAGAAATCCCGCCGGCCGAACAGTTTGAATCAACTGAAGCGTATGCTGAAGCATTGGCCGCGCGGAAAGCTGAAGAATTGTTGGCGCAACGGGAGGCCCAAAGGCAACAGGCTGAATTGCTTGAGGCTTACGGTGAACTGGAAGAAGAAGCCAGGGCAAAGTACGACGATTTTGAACAAGTCGCCTACAACCCAAAACTTCCGATTACAGAGACTATGGCGCAAACAATTCGGGCTTCTGATGTTGGCCCTGAGATAGCTTACTATCTTGGGTCTAATCCTAAAGAAGCAGATCGAATTTCCCGTCTATCTGCTATTTTGCAAGCCAAAGAAATTGGGAAAGTCGAGGCTAAATTGGCTTCTGACCCACCCACCAAAAAAACTTCGACAGCTCCGGCCCCGATTTCGCCGGTGACTTCTCGCAGCGCAGGCGGTTCAGCGTATGACACGACCGATCCACGGTCGATCAAAACAATGAGCACGTCTGAATGGATTGCTGCGGAGCGTCAACGACAAATCAAAAAGCTGGAGGCGCGAAACCTTCGCTAATTTGAAAGGACACTAACGTGGCAAATTCATTACTAACCATTGACATGATTACAAGGAAAGCTCTTGAGATTCTTGAGAACAACCTTGTACTCACCCGTAACGTAAACCGTCAGTACGACGATTCTTTTGCCGTTGAAGGCGCTAAGATCGGCTCCACACTGCGTATTCGCCTCCCGGATCGCGCTCTTGTGACCGACGGCGCAGCACTTCAGGTTCAAGACGACAACGAGCAGTTCACTACCCTGACTGTTGCTTCCCAGAAGCACATCGGCGTGAACTTCACCTCTGCCGAACTGACCATGCAGCTCGACGACTTTGCCGAGCGTGTGCTTAAGCCTCGTATCAGTCAGTTGGCCGCTTCCATCGACGCTGATGTTGCTAACTCCTACGAAGACATCTATCAGTCTGTTGGTACCCCCGGCACTACGCCCGGTACCTCACTGGTTCTTCTTCAGGCCCAGCAAAAGCTCAATGAGGCCGCTGCAACCATGATGCCCCGTTTTGCAACGGTTAACCCCGCTGCTAACGCTTCTTTGGTTGAAGGCATGAAAGGTCTGTTTAACCCCAGCGCTACCATCTCCAGCCAATTTAAAAACGGCATGATGGGCGAAGGCGTCTTGGGTTACGACGAAATCAACATGTCTCAGTCGATTAAGCAATTCACCACCGGCACTCGTAGCAACGGCGCGGTTAACGGTACGCTTTCCACCGAGGGCGGCACATCTATTGTTATTGATGGCCTTGGCGCTGCCGGTACGGTTAAAGCAGGTGAGGTGTTTACGGTTGCTGGCGTCTACGCTGTTAACCCTCAAACCCGTGAGTCCACTGGTTCGCTTCAGCAGTTCGTTGTGACCGCT